TATCACTCGCGAGTCGCATCGTATCGCGAGCGCCCCAAATGACGCGAGGTATTTTTAGAGTTACTTTACTCGCCATTTAGTGCCTTTGACCTCTCGCCGGTGTAAAAAATGAATCGTTCTCCGACTTCGTGTATGTCTTCCACGATGCACGAAAATCTTGAGCATTGCCACCAACACGGCGCAAATCACTCTCGCCTTCATCAACGACCCCGTCGCCGTCCAGGTCAAGTGTGATGCTTCTTAGCGCGACCTCTAGCAATTCTTCACAACGTTCGCGCATAGCGTTCGCAGCGTCGAAAAGTTGCGACATTTCATAAATAAGAGCAGCAGTACAATATACATGAGCCCTCATGAATGCTTGTTGATTAAACACTTCGTCTTCGGTTACGCCATCGGCGATGACATGGTCGCGAATGCGTAACGCGATATCATCAAGCGCCGCGCTGATCTGTGGTGTAAAATCGCTTTGACGACGGGGGACCATGTCGGCAAGGTTTGCCATTTGTGCGACGAGTTCGTCATGAGATAAACCCGTGTTAAACGGTCGCGGGGTGACTTTTAGCAATCCCGTTTCAACGTGCGAAGCGCCGGCGGTGTCGGTGAATGAAATCGTATAAGGGTACATACCCGACGTGTCGAGATTAGCCGCGGGTATGTCTACAGTACTCATCGTAAAATTTAGCGTCGCCGATGATGTCAGATCAATCTCACGGGGTAGAGGCTCGGCGAGTACCGCCGACGAGCCGCCTAATCTACTAACGGTTACAGCATAGAAAGTGTCACGGTCGGTTTTTAAAAACGCCTTGATCTCGTCACGTTCTAAAGCGGTCGCAACCGGTGCGCTTAGTGTTAAAGTACGCCGATCATTCGCGATTGTGGTCACCGTCGCGTCGGTTCGCGATTGCGTAAAATTCGCAGTAAAGTCGCCGCCGCTGAGTTTAATAGTAATCGACGGCGTCGGCGCATACGGGGCCGGCGGGTTCCATATAAAATGATAAATCTGATCTTTGACCGCTTTTAACATTATCGCTTCTTTCTCGCCGCTCGGTTTGCATCGTTGATGTCTTTTGCGGTCGCCCGCTTTAGGTCGGCCGCTTCGACAAAACCCGCGGTTACCGGTGACCAACTGTGCCGGCAGTTATACCCGCCGCATGACGTTTTGACGGGTCGCCCTTGCCCGTTGTTTAATTGACTCATTTGTTTCTCATCAACGACGAGGTTAACGAGTTGTTTGCAAAACGGTCGAACGATTCCATCAACCGGCCCCGTATATAGATATAAGTCGAGATCGGCAGCGGCCGCCGCGGTCGCGGTGATCGATCGGCCATATTCTGAAACCTGAGTTTTAATTTCGGTCAACTGTCGACCGGTGGAGCGTTGCAACCGCATCTCTAGATTACTTTTAACAACTGTTAAAGGTATCTCCTGAACTATAGACGTCAACGCCGAGCGCACCGCGCTTTTAAAATCGGGCGCTATTACATCTTCAAAAATAGCGTTGGCCGCTTGCGCTTGAAGAAAATCTAATTGAGGTTGAGTTGATGCGGCCGGATCAATACCAACAGCGCTCAACCCCTTTGTCATCGCGTCTCTAATATCATCAGTCGACGCGATAAAATCGGCGAGTGCGTCGCCGAGTCCGCTTTGAAGTATAAACGTGGTTAGATCAGCATCAGGACTCAACAAAACCGCGAGTGATTCGGGGTTGTCTGCCGCCGTCATTATGTCGCTAATCAATTGTTTTTGCGCCTGAGCTAAACCACGTTTAAAAGCGCGTTCGGTGCTTATCTCGGCTTTGAGTTGATCTCGCCGAGCTCGCACAATGGTCGCGATCGGCCCCCGTTGACCTTTAACTTGCGCTGTGAGGTCATCGACCGCGCGTTGATCCGCATCATCCTCGCTAAAAATGATGTGTTGAAGGGGCCAATCTAAACTCATGATGCATCAGCTATGGCAGCCGGTGAGGACGTGACCAAGCGTCGAATCAATGGCTTTAAACTGGTGTACCTCTTCGGCGTATACATAACGGCGTGTTTTATCGAGTGAGTCGTATTGACCCGCGACCATGCCGCTAAACTGGAAATTCAAAGCGGCGACGGGCATGCCCTTCACATTGCCGCTCTTTTGAACGATAGAGTCGGAACCCTTGAGAATACCCATAAAGAGTTTCGTACCGTCCCAAATGAACGACTCGCTTGAGGTCGCGCCAATCTTTGCGGTATCTTGAAGCGCCGCGCCGACGTAGATATTAGGGATCCCGAGCACGTCACGAAGTACGCTCAAAACCGCCTCATCGTTCAAGATCTGGTTACCCGATGAGAACGCGCCGGCTTGTGAAGAGTCGCCGACATACCCGCGAACTTCGGGATTACGAGCGAGCGCGCGAAACGCTTTACGACCGAAAATCAGCGAGTCGGGGTTGATGCCGTGCGCCGCCTGAAAAACCGTATCTTTCAGCTTATGAAGATCGGTGAGAGGAGTAGCACCGGCCGCATCAAAATTCGCGGTCGCCGCTGAATTGCTAAATGATGCGGTATCAAATAGGAGGTCGGCGGCGCGCTTCTCACGAGCGAGCTTCATGACACGGCTCACTTTTTTGGCAAGTCGCGCCTCTTCGCTACCGGGGTACTGAGAATCGAAGATATCTTCCATCGCGATTGAATCAGCGGCCGCATAAATCAACGCTTTAAACGTCTGCGACGATCGATCAAACCCGCCAATCGTGGCACGGCTCGCACCCGCGGCGCGTTCAAGATCAAGACCCGCACCCGCTCCCATAAAATTCCGAGTCTCTTCGAGTAGAAGGGTTCCAGATCGCTCGGGGATATTAATATTCTCAAAGATTTTATCGGCGATCAGCTGATTATCACTAGGGACCGATTCAACGACGAGACTCGTTAGAATCTGATCGACTGGGTGTAAATTACTGTATGAACTAGCCATTTAACAAATCTCCTTAACTAGCGCGAGACGATGGACCAAAGAAGTAAACTTTAAATTGTTCACCCGCGCCGCCCGTCGACTTTTGGTTGATATTTGGGATCACTCGCGCGATCGGAAAAAAGGTAGTATCGCCAACGGCGCACGGCTGAACTTGACCCGACGCCGCAGCCGCAAGAATCGAATTAGTGTTAAAAGTGATCGCTTGGCTTGCGATGACTCGCGTAATACCATGCACCAAAATCTCGACCGCATCGCCCGCGCTCGCCGCGCGTTGTGCGACGCCAATTACATTCTGATCAGTCGCCGCGGTCGTCACGACCGCTTTGCCGTTGCCGTCTAATGAGACGACCGCAAATTCGGTGATAGTACCGCCGGCGATCATCGAAATCATATTGTCAGTGTTAGCCATTTTTAGCTCCCGAATGCTTGATTATAAAATGATGGATCTTCGAGGCGCACGACACCGAGCGCTTCGCTATAACTAATCGATTTCTCGGTCGCGACTTGCTTGATACGCGCGTCGAGAGTTTGCTTGTTAACCTCGGCACCGCTCGCGCCGTGGCCGACCTCGGCGAGAGGAACCGCGACCGCGGTGCGCTCGCTGAAGTGTCGCCAAAACTCCGGCTGAAGTTCACGAAGTTCAAAGGCTTTGCCCGCGACTTCGGCATCAACCGGCGCGATACGACCCTCGGAGAGTAGCGCGTTGACCGCCTGATCTCGTTGCATCGCATCACGCTCGGCTTTAAGATTTGCAACTGAATCACGAAGCGCTTGAACCTCAGAGAGAAGAGCGGGCGACGCCTCGCTCATCTTCTTGTAATGTTCGTTTAACTTCTTCTTCTCGTCGTCGTCGTGCTCGCCGAGTTTGCGCTTTTCGTCGTCATCGTGCTCGGCGAGTTTGCGCTTCTCGTCGTCGTCGTCTTCGCCGGCGCGATTAATCGCCGCCTCTGAGTCGCTCTTCATTTCTTTGATTTTAGCTTCGAGTTGCTTGACCATTTCGTCTTTAGCTTCGAGCATCGCCCGCAACTCTTCAACGCTCATGTCGTCCATTTCGTTAATCCTCTCGCTTAGGGTAATGCGGTCGATTTGGTCGTGAGACTGTGCCGGCCGCGGGGTTAATGTTACGGCTAACAGTTGAGCCGCTCCGATGCGTTCGCCGCCGCTGCGGTCGAATACGTCACCGGTGAGAAATTCAGGCGATGACCAGAGGACACCGCCCGCGTTATTGACTACGTTTAAACCGCGTTCGTTGTACGCGGGCACAGCATAAAGCCCGTCGTCTCGTAACTCTAAATCAATGATTAAACCAAGCGCGTTGCCACTCTCCGGGGGTGCCGGCGGGCCGCTTTGATAGGGGCTTGTCGCGTGTTGCCAATCGATGATGACGGGGTCGCGGTCGCGTCGCTCTCGATAGACCCTCAACAATTCAGAGAGTAATTCTTGATCGACCTCTTTGCCGATATCGTCGCCGGTGAGTCGAGACGATACAGGCCCTAGCCCTAAAGTTTTGAAGGGTTTACCGATCGTTAAACCCTCGGGCACTTCATAAAGCGCGCTGAGTTGCGTTGATTCACCATAAGAAAGCGTGTTTGTCCTATTGTCTGCGGCGTTCATTTGACCGACGACCTTTCTTGCAAATGCGAAACCGGCGTCGCCGCCCCAACCGTGCCAAGCTTGCCAACCCTTGCCCTGATCCGACCACGTCGCCCCGTCTTTGTCGGATTCGTGACGGGTGAAATATGCGAGCATACGCCGCACGGTTTCGGGTGATAACTCACGACCGTTTTTAAGATCGCGAGCTCGCGCGATGCCTACGGGCGTCATACCTCTTTGAGAAGCGGGTTTAGACTCGCGAACCTCTAAAGCGCGTGCCGCCGCCTCTTGTACGCCCTTCGGCGGTGTAAAATCTATATGCGAGTATTTAGCCGGTTCGCTTCGTTTTTCGACGTGTTGCGGATGTCCCTTCGGCAATAAATCAAGATCGCCCGTGTATGCCTTTTTACGTTGCCCCGTAGCGACGAGCTTGAGAAACGTGCGAACGCGAGCGAGCGCCCATTGTGTTCTATTCATGCCAGGTCTATGAGATACGCTAAACGCGCCGGCCCCTCTTCTAAATACGGCTTTCAACATACCGAGATCAACGCGGCGCTTTTTCTTCGTGAATCGGGCGTTGTGCTCATCTCGCATTTTTTCGAGCGACTTAACCGCCTTCTCACTAATCTCGATACCGCCCCGCGATCCACTCGCCGAGCCTTTCGGGTTTTTTGCGCTGCCCTTTATTCGGTCGCGCTTCGGTGCGGGCGTTTGCGCCTTGGTGCGTTTACGTTTAACCATTTCGACGCCTCGCTATCAATTTTTCAGTGAGCGCTGAAACTGCCCCACCCCCGCCGCCGGCGGCAACTCTTGAGAGCGGCGAGCGTTGTGCGTCTTCGGGTAGATCACCCGCGCCGAGTCTTTCGCGTATCGCTCTCTCTAACTCATCATCAGGAGTCAATAGACCCGCTTGAACGAGCGCCGGCAACGCGGCGAGAGAATCGGCGAGATCATCGGTATCGAGTCCGGTATGCGTTAACCTCGGAAGTTTCGACGGGTCAACTAATCCATAATTCCAACGAATCAAGCGGCCAATCGTGCCGGCCCCTTGTCGATCAATGCCACTCACCGCCGAGGCGACGATATCACATAGATTAATAGCGGCACGTCTAAACACGCTTAGATGTATTTCGCCGACCGAGCGCGCCCCCGTTTCGGTGTTGCCGAGGTCGGCGAACTGAGTGAGAAAAGCGGCGCTGATTTGAGAATCGCATTTTGTGATGATATTGAGCGGCCCGTCGACGTGAAAATTATTCGCCGGTGAATACGTGTCGAATTTAACCGCAGGGTTTTCGACAAGATAAGATTGTTCGGTCGCGAGTAGCGCTTGCGCTTGTCCTTCGCCCTCGTTGATCATTGCGTCGATATCGCCGTCGGTGAGTCCTAGTGATTCGGCTTGTGACCGGTCGATAACTAATTTAGGCGTCGGGATTGCCCAACGATCCGCAGCGACGCACATTAAATTAGATATGCGCTGTTTCGTTCGCCAGTACCACCAGACGGGGCGCAACATGCCGATGCCTTCAAAATTTGACCCTGTTTTATTAAGCGTCAAAAGAAGAAGTTTATTTGACGGAATCGGTTCGGCTTGCTTCGTCGTGCCTACGGTATTTTGTAACACGCCGTCGAGGGTTTGATTATCGCGTGACAACCATCGCTGATGCGCGCTCGGCTCGCGGTCGGCGTAATGAGACAACCAAACGCGAACGCGCCCCGTTGAATCTGGCCCGACTTTGTAACACTCCTCTGCGTATCGATAACCGAGCGGGATAAATTGAAATAGATATTGCAGTTGATCTTCCCAAGACAACGCCATTTGCCCCGCGTACCCGTCAAACCCCCAACACTCGTTTGCATACCGCGCGAGCTCTTCGCTTACTACATCGTTCTCGATACCCGCCTCAAATCGCCACGACGCTGAGAGAAGCGTTTGCCTCAACATGTGCCAAGATCGCATTACGATCGGGTCGGTCCTCAACATCTCCTCTGCTTCATTAACCCAATTTAAGCCGGTGAGTTTCGCGTTTTGCTCATACCCCGTGATCACCCCGCCCGACAATTGAGTTCCCGTGATACCCCGCGTTTTAAAGCGCGGCGTCGTCGCTCGCATGTGTTTAAACATTGTTGTGTCGGGTTGATGCATTGATAACCTCGAAGGGCGTTTTTTACATCTCCAAAATTGGAGGTCAATCAATGCTCAAGATGAGTTTACAATTTATTTTCTGTTGTGTCTAGGGTTCGCATCTGAGATAATAAATTGCTATTTTTGGAGCTTATCAAGCGGGGCGATTGTTCGGCCAGCCTCAAAGGGTGCCGGTTATCCGGCAGGCGATCGCCCCGCTTTGATAGTTTAATCGCTACTCGGTAACCACTGCTCAACGCTCGGATGAAGCACGACGCTCGACTCGTCGCGGGTTTTAACGACGTTTTCACCCGAGAATAAACTAAGCTTATCAATCACCGCTTGTTGTAATTCGCTTTGCTGATCTCTCAATATCTGCATTTGAATTTGAGCATCACGTAAGCGGCCGATAAGCGCGGCGCGGTCGGCGTTTGCGCTCGATAACTTGTCTTTAAGGTCTTCGACTTCCGACGGATCACGGCCCGATGCGATCGCGACCATCGACGAAATTGAACCGGTGATCATGCCGAGTATTCCAACGAGCACATCACGGTTTTTTTCAACGATCTCCACGTAAGTCAGAAACAGAATCAGGCCGACGACGAGCGCCATAAAGAACACCGAAAACCACCAACCTCGGCGCGCTTTTTCCGTGCGCGTCAATTCTTTCTCGGTTAATCGTTCAGTCATTCAACACCCGTTTTACAATCATCACGACAAACCGAAGCGGCGGCCAGTGTGTCGACAGATATGGCCATAAAACATACATGATGTAAATCGCGTTGATGATTGCGAGTCGAGGCAGTGACCACCAAAACCACTCAATCAACCGACGATCGCGGGCATGACTTTTAATTCGCGATGGCCCGCCTAGTCGTTTTGCTTTTTCCGAGCTCGGCGGCGGCTGAAGTGATCTAATATTACTACCAACGGCATAGATTACGCGAGCGCCGTTAATACCCTTAAATTTATACAAGCCGACTTGAGCGTATCGCGTATGTCGTGGGGTGTCGCGATTGGTTTTATTTTTGACCGCTGCGAACGCTTCGGACGTGAGGAGCACTTGACCCGCGGAACATACCGACATCACCCGAGCGGTGAGATTTTTAGCGACGCCTTCGAGCTCAACAGGTTTAGCGCCGACCATGACATCAAGCTCGCGCTGTGTAACCTCGGCGACCGTGCCGACGTGTATTCCGATTCTAGTATTGAGTCGCGTCTTGTCTGGAATCGTTGACTGATAATGAAGCGCAAAATTCACCGCGTTGATTGTCTCTTCAAACGAGATCAAAAAACCGTCGCTTCGGTCGATCTCGCGGCCGCTGAATTTGAACATTAGCGAGCGCGTCAAACGGTCGTGATATTGCAACCATGCCGCCGCCTTCGTGTGCCCGACACGTTGAACGAATTGAGTTGAGCCGATAAGGTCAAGTAGAACTATAGAAAGCTCGCGGGTCTTGATCTGCATTCATCAACCGCGCCCTTCTTTGTTGGGGTCATGATCTGGTAACGTTATATCATGAATCCAATTTGATAAGTTACGCAAAAAACCGAATGATAATAAAAATACAATCTCGCTGAGCGGGTGCCCGATTAAATTGTGTACTGTCCAATTTTTGTAAATAACTTTCATTAAAACCCCTAAAATATCTTCAAGGGAGCCCGTTGTTTGACCATGTAACTTGGTCTCTTAGTTTATATTTACACGATGAGCCATCAATATATCGCATTACCCCGCCTTCGCCGTCGCTAGAAATCGGACTCACCCAATTTTGCCCAAAGGACTCTAAACGCTCGCTCGGCGGTTGCGGGCACAACTCCGTTTCCAAGCAATCGCAGTTCACTAACTCGATTATCCATGGATCGACACAGCTCGGCATAGCCCAACCGACCGGAAGCCCCATCAACATTTCGACCCATCTCGGGTTTAATTTCGGTCGTGACTCTTGGGGGTTCAAATGGTCGCTGTTTTGATCCTCGCGGGGCTGGATAGACACTTGCATGTTTAAACTGAGTGTGCGATGCATACCGTTTAAGCGATACGCCCGCCCGTCCCCCTGCCAAGGTGCTCCCGTTTTCGTGTACAGTTTTTCCCGATTTGCGCCCGCTTGCGCGGCCGGTGTAATCCAAAGATTTCGACTCTCTGAGCATTTCGGAAACAATGTTGCACCCTGATTCGCTAAGATCGGCACGGCGAGCCAAGATGAAGACTCGTTTTCGTTGGTGCGGTGCGCCGACTTCAGACGCGCTAAATATTCCCGCCGTTGAATGGTAGTCCATCCTTTCCAATTCTCTAAGGACATGAAGCAAAACGGGCGTTGATTCGGGGTCGCTCCACTTATCGCCTTTGAGTCGGCTGCTAATGATGCCTTCGACGTTCTCCAGAAAAACAATGGGAGGTCGTCCCAAATCGGAGATCCCTTTAACAATGTACGGCCATAAATGCCGCGCATCGGTGTCGGCGTTTTTTTTTCCGGCAAGACTAAATGGTTGACAAGGAAACCCCCCGCTGACGATGTCAACGCAGTTTCGAAATCTTGACCAATTGAAGGTTTTAAGATCCGTCCAAATAGGCGCCAAGTCGAGCAAGTTGTTTTCAATCTTCGCAACCAAGTTTTCCGCTGCGAAGGCTTCGATTTCCACATAAGCGACCGCGTTAATATCTCTGAGAGCTCGTTTAAGTCCGAGATCGATTCCCGCGTATCCGGTACAAAGTGAGAGATGTCTAAGTTTTCCGGAATTATCCACATTCAAAACGACCTACTTTTATTCGTGCCAACGCGCACCCGTCGCGAACTCGTCGCCGGCGCGGTGTACTGTCGGCGATCTACTAACGTCTCGCCCCAATTCCAAGTTATGCAGTCGTATCGCAAAGCGTCGAGCGGATCTTCGCGCCCGTCTTTTTTCGGCAACTCTTTATTATCCCAACCATACGATAAGAGCGCTTTGCGAATCGAGTTACCCGTCGCCCGTTCGCCCGCGGTCCACACTTCGCGAGTGATCCGATATTGACCACGCGAAAACGCCCGCTTCAATCGTTGCACCCCGTTTAATATGTCGGTTCGTATCGGGTCGGTGTTTGACCTAAGCGGCATACCTAAACCCCGCGGCGGG